TTGATAAGAGGTGTTTTTCCTTTTAGGGAGGCGGACAGTTACCGCCTCTCTTTTTTTTTATAAAAGTTGTATATTTCGTGTCCAAAAACTTCCGATTTTTGCCCTATATATATAGAGGGGTTAATTTAGTTTTCCACCCTTTTTTTAAGTTTGGGTTTAAGTGTTACTCGTTGTAGCATTAAGTAAAAAGTAACAGGTTGGGTTTGGTGTTACGGTTACCGCCATTCCCGCCTGTTTACTTTCTTCTAGGCGTTGGTGTAAGTAAAGGTAAAGCAAACACTGCCAATGCACCTGGTGAGGGTAGTACAGAAACTCCCCAATATCCAATAGAGTCATCGGTATTGTGTTTAAGTTGTTGGTCTGTCATGCTTACAGAATTATCTATGGCTTGTTTTACTTTATCGTATGCTTGGAAGTATTCAACAATTTTATCAACTGCATCTTTTCCCATTAAAGTTCCACCAATAGCAATAGCGATGGTTGCAACCATTAACTTTTTCTTTAATACATGTATTTCGTTTGATTTACGCTTGCTGTTTTCTTGACACTTTTTAAGTTCAGACTCAGCACTTTTTTTATGACAATCACAATTACAAACACTCATACTAACTCTACCATTTCTTTAATCATTGATTTTGGAATCTTTGTTAAATGACCACAATCTTCTTCTCCAATAGAATCGACTACGGATATGTGAGACTCTGATTCGTATAAAACAAAACCAACAGTTTGCATTATTGGTGGATTCCTTTTTGCCATTTCTTTTATTTCACCAAAGTCTTGCCAATTACAATCACCAACAGTTTCCGCATCTACCCAAATTGCTTTTATTATTTTCATTACCTTGCCCTCATCGCTTCCCAACCGATTATGTTGTCACTTGAATCTTGCACAAAAAACCTAAGCCACATTGCCCCTAAAGATTTAGGCGCACCGCCTCGCTCAATATGCCAACCCCCAAAGCCGTCTGCGTACTCGTCTTTGTAAGTTCCGCAACGAATGTGCAATGCTTCGTCTAAACCGATACGACCCGATTTAAACAACTTCTCTCTGGCTATTGGAACTATCCATTGGTCGTGCGTATGCCCTGAAGCAATGATGTTTGCTTGTGGGTACATGACCGCCATTCTGTTAGTTTGTATAACGCCACGAGTCACTGCGCCACCACCACCTGAACCATGAAAATACTTCATGTTGCATTGCGTACTTGAGTTGTTAAGTTTAATAATAAACCTAACCCAACCGCCATATCCGCCACTATGTACTTTGTGTCCTGAGATAGCAGAAATGCGTTCACAAGTTCGTTCTGTTAAATCAGTTTCGTGGTTTTTAAGGATAGCCGTTTCATGGTTGCCTCTACCAATTACTACAAAGTTTTCAGCATAAGGTGCATAAAAGTCACTAGCACATTCAACTAATGAATCTAAATATCTACCTTGTTGTTGCTCTGGTCGAGTTGCTGTTAGGTCTGAACGCCTATCGTATTTACCTTGCATTGCGCAGTGCATGTCGCCTATATCAACAATACCTGCACCTCGTTCTCTAGCCAATTTAAGATGTTTTAATTCTAATGAATGGTCAGTGTGAGCATTGTCGTGATGCCTGTCACTAGATAACAAAAAGTATTGTTCCCATTTAGAATTGTTCGCTGTCATCCTGACGGTATGACAATTTCTATTTTGTTGTGTTACTGTCCATTTAGTTTCAGTCTTAGTTTTTGCCACATCCGCATCCGCCACTCCTCTTATTACTCTCTACATTAGATGAACCCCAATATCCTTTCGGACACTCTTCACTTGCAACCCTAGTTTTAGGGATAATAAAACAACCGCAAATACTGCAAGATTTATTATCTCTGTGTACACAAGTATCACAAATGCTTCTTCTTTCTTTTATAACTTCTTCGCTTGCCAAACCCAACCCCAAAGTAGATTTGGTTAATCCTTTAATTCCTTTTGCAAACTTATTTATTTTAGATATTGTTTTTCTATTGTTAGATTCAGTGTTTGCAATTAGTGTTTTTTCTGTAACAGTATTGTTTGTTGCATTTGTAACTGTTGCACTAACTTCTTTTTTTCTATTATCTTTGTCGTAAACAAGTTTAATTTTCATAAGTACCCTCCAAAGTAAACTCAACTAATTTTGTTTCTAAAACCTTAGAATCAATTTCACAAACATTAGACTGACAATAAGCAAACACAGTGTATTCAAAAGAAAACACCCTGTATTTAGTGTTTAAATTGTTTACTGCATTACAAGTTCCCACTGTAACCCAAGCACTCCAAGTAACTCCATCTTCTTCGTAATAACCAATTAAATTGGCTTCATTAACCTGTGGAACTTTATTTCTGTTATCTGCAAAAGAGCCAACAGGAATTACACCGTTAAGTGGCTGTTTATCAAAATTACATTTGTACATCATTTGCATCATAGAAAAATGAAGTTCGTAATCTTCTTCAGAAGGATTGGCTTTAATTGGCAAATTCTTGGGGTTGTTAAATGTAACTCCTAAACTTGATTTTATGTTTTTAACATCTAATTCTAATTCAGTTTCAATACTGCTTGGAAACAAGTTAGGCGAATTAAAATCGTTTAAATTGTAATTACACGCGCCTGTTGCTTCACACGCTACGCCATTACACTGACAACAATAGTGGCAAGTACTGCCTGACTGACCAGGTTCAGTATTGCAGTTGTGTGTAGGACAATAGGTCATGCAATCAAACCTTGTAGCATTTGGGTCGCCAGGTTCACAAGGCGACCACATATCACAAGAATCAGTATAGTGATACTCGCCCTCCCAAAACACACGATGTCCTATCCATGCGTGGTAAACAGCGTCAAGAGGTAACTCTTTTTGCTTTTTAATTCCTTTAACTGCGTAACAAGCCGCGCCTAATCCACTACCAGGAAAACCTTCATTTTGACCAAACCTTGCTTGTACATGAGTTACTGATAACCATTGTCTTTGTACAGTAGTAAATATATGTCGGGGATACACAAATCCTGTATTGCCACAATCTCTAGAATTACAAAGTGTATATAAGATTACATCGCACTCTTTGCATTCATCGCCTTCTCTATCTCCATACAAACAACCAGGTAAATCCCAATATGTATTACTTTGGGCATACTCCTCACCTGACAATTCTTTAATTCTTTTCATGCAATCACCGTTGCGCCATGGCACAGTTGGTCTATTGCAAACCTCTCCGCTTCCCCCGAACGACACAAACATTGTATCTTGGTCACCACCGCATGGTTGCTTAGTTATACATTTACATTGAGGATATTCAGGATGACATTGGCATCCTCCACACTGTTCAAATACACCGTAGCATCCTTCACATGCGTAAGTGCAAATACGAGTTATGTGTGCAGGACTATCTTCGTACACCCAACTTGGGTCTGGTACTTGAAAAACCTCTACATCTAAATCACAAAATTGTAAAAGACTCTGATTAGAAGATAGCGCGTCAGGTGGGGCATACCCTTCAGGACAATTGCCATAATTAGGATACGTAGAAAGCACCCATTCATACAAAGGTTGATTTCCACAATTTTCTGAATATCTTTGGCTTCCATCTTCGTTAAAATTGTATTGAGAGTACCCACACCAACCTTCTGCGGGAGTTCCTTCTTTACCTCTAAGTATAAGAACCTCACCTTGTTTTGGATTCCACTGAGGTATTTGTCCAGGACAAACATTTTTTAAATGTATAACTACCGCACCGTAACCACATTGGACTACATGCAAAAACAACGGACAACAACAACTGTTTCCGTATTGTCCTATTGGCTCACCTGTTTCTTCGTCATAGATATCATTTAACAAATCAAATGTAATAACACCCATATCTTCTTTTCGTCTTACAAACTCACCATTTTCGTCTAACGGTGCTTCGTCATATATGTCACCATCACAATCTTCATCGCATGGTGGATGCCATATTGCAACACCCCAATTTGGATAATCAGGAGTTCCGTCTGGAAAACGTGGTCGTTTAACATGAATAACTTCTGGACAATTTTGAGAACCGTTAAGTCCTGGTCTATTGCATATGTTTAAATTTGTATCAGTTATATCTGGAACACATTCCCCTGATACGCATTTATATCCAACAGGACAATCATCATCACTTGTACATTCCCCTGATTCGCAGTTAGCACAAAGTCCTTCACATGCTTCGCACGAATTACCTTGCACTTCTCCTAACCAAGTTCCTCCAGAATCAAAACAATCACTAGCGTCAGTGACCTCACACCAATAACCGCAATTAGGAAACGGATTGCAGTAACAACATACTCCTTGTGGGTCTTGACCGTTGCTCATATTCCACCCCAAGCACTCCTTGAAGTTACAGGTGAATCTTCAATGATTCGTGTATGGTCAGAAAATGTCGCTTCAGTTGCAGAAGCATCTGTACCAAATGTTAGAGTGTTGTTTCCCATAACATCCAAATAATCATTGACCAATGGATAGTAAGAAATTAAATCTTGAGGTCTTACTTGAATAGCAGTATAACCGTCAGCCAAAGTTGCAATTTCTGACGCTGTTAATGCTTCGTCCCAAAAAGCACATTCTGCAAGGTGTCCATTTAAGGGTCTAGTCCAAGAAGTTGCGTACTCACCAATGGCAAGTCTATTTACATCGCTCTCTAATATATTTGCACTTGTAGTATTTTCAGTTCCTGCTACACCATTCATATAAATAGTTCGTGAAGTTTGACTTGCGAAAACGGCACAAAAGTGTTGCCAATCTCCTGCTGTGTATTGACTGCCATGCGAGGATATAGCAGTTGCAGTTCTAATTTTAACTTCTGCTGTTGCATATCCTGATGCCCGAAGGTTTAAAGATGCAACAGGGAATGTAGTTCCTGAGTTTCCAATAGACATAATTGCATCGTGGTCGTTTATCGCATCTGGCTTAAACCACCCCGACATAGTTAGTGGAAAAATTGAATCTATACCTGTTCCGCTAAATGGTTCTGGATTATCTTTGTAAAGATAGTAGTCCTTTGCACCGTCGTCGTCATCAATATGCAACGCCATTATTGACCCCGCAATTCAAGTGCTATAAAGTTTGCATCACCTGATGCTGTATCAGCAATATCTCGACTTAGTTTGAGTATAAACATATCCCCTGCACCAATACTATCAAGTTTGGATGATGCTATATCAAGTTGTGCTGTTGTAATTTGACCCGAAGTTGAGGATACATTGTTACCATCTGAAGAAACTGTCTGAAAAAAAACATGCGCATTATCTATATCTAAATCACTTGTGTACTTATCAAAACATAAATCCCAATCAACATCTCCTGATGTAGCATCACAAGTAAAATATATATAAGCAGTTATCCCATTGCCTTGATATTGTTGAGGCATTAAACCTACAAAGTAAACAGATTCAGAAGTTGAACTGTCAAAATCTAGTACAGGAGTAAGATTGCGAATATCTCTTGTTGCGTAATTTGTTGATGGAGGTATAGCATTTTGTGGCATAAATACAGCAAGAGTAGGTTTCTTGTTTTCTACTGTTACCGTTAGTTTTGGTCTGCCTTCGCTGTCGTATGTTAATAAATCAAACATGGTTCACCACCATCATATATTGAGGTTCGCTAGTTGTCACACTAGCATTTAATTCAATTACTAAATTTTGTCCACCATAAGGAGTAATTGGGGATTCATAAACTAGCCGTTCATTTACTGCTAGTTCTATTTCTGGCATTAGTTGAATGTACTCGTCATCCTCACCCGATTTAGTTGTATTGTGTATTCTAATTTTGGGAGTAATACTAGCCGTATCTGTATTAGTAATAATAATCTTAGAAATAAAATTAGACCTAGCAGGACGACCTTCCATAATTATTACTTCATTTGTTCCATCGAACAAACCTGTAACTATTTTGCTGTACGCCAACTGTCTTTGTTCTTGATTTGTATAATCAATCGCCATTATGTACACTCCACTGTTTGCACTTCTTCACATGCTATAAATAGGTAATTGCACCCATCCTGGTCGCAACTTGGTTCTTCGTCATCTTCTTTTGGGACATAAGCAAACAAAACTAAAGTATCTTCGGTAATTGGCTCATAGCACATATCTGGAACAACCCTGTCAGTTGGCACAACATCTATAAACTCTACACCATCCGACAATCGCTCTAAACTATAAGATGAAGCCACACAACCACCAGGACTCATTGCTACATTAGTTACTTTACAAAGCAAATTGTTGCTTGCTGTTCCACCTGTAACTATTTCTGATTGACCGTCTGGTCTGTTTAATAACAAACCACCGCCAAAAACAACTGAGTTATTAGAAAAATCAGTAGTAGAAAAACCAAACAGTTTGTGGTGTTTTGTTCCTGACAAACTTGTATAAGGAACACCGTTAGTAAAACCATATTCTAAAAATGTGCAACCTGGTATTGCTCTTGCGTGATGCCAACCTACAAACATTACATTGCCTGAGCATGCGTAATACCTTGCGTAATAACACCTTGACAAATGCAATGCTCTTTGTAAAAGTTCATCTTGTCTTTCTTGTGTTATGCCAATAGAAGGTTCATATGAATCTGGGTCTATGTCTACAATAAATAATTTTGACCCATCTTCTTCATAACCTTCATGAGTAGAAACTGTTTTTACATGGTCAGTTAAAGTTTTATATTGTGCAGTAAAAGAATAACCGTTTATTGCAGTAGATGGTTTTCCATGTTCTAGATTAGAAACTCGGTACATCATAAATCTGCCTTCAGCAGTTTTAGCAGGAAAAGTAACATCTATTGTTGCAGGTATTTCTTGATTACCGTCCTCTGCTCTGGCTATCCAAACGTTTTGTCCGACATTAGGTTGTTGAGGAACTTCATCTAAAACCATAGACATATCATCATCAACACCAAAACTTGTATCGTTTCGTTCTGGAGTGCCGTAGGCACATTCAAGTTGCCCGCTTTTGTAAAATGAATGCAAATTTTCCCACAACTGTGTTGCGCAAATATGACCATCCCCTATGTATTCTGCAACCATGTAATGTTCTTCAGGGTTGTATGGATTTGGTGATGGTTGTTGGTTTCCGCTAATATCACTTCCGTAAAGATATTCGTTTGAATATTGAATTTCTTCTGTTGCCTCATCTCTTAAAATTGGTTGTGGAACTGCAACTAAACCGCATGCTGTTAAAACTCTATCAGCCAATTCAGCATCAGACATTTCTCTTTCGTAACCCCAAGCATTAAAAGCGTTTTCTAATGATGGAGTCCAATTTAAATCGTAAAACAGATGTAGTTTTTCCCAATCTAAACTTGCTAAATCATATGGTTGCACACCCTCTATTTCGCTTGTCGCACTTTCTCCGACAATAGAAAAATCATTGGCATATTCGTTCTGAGGGTTGTCAGTTGTATTGTTAGAACCTGTTAAATTTAAATCATATCTCCAATCATCAACAGATAAAACAGCAAGTGTTTGTCTTTCTTCTTCACTATCTGCACTTATTGGTTGTGCAAACACCCTATGTATTCTGTAATTTTTAGACAACTTCCATTTTACTGCGCCAACAATAGCCCACAATTGTATATCAGAATCTCTCCAATCTAAATCAGTTGGCAAATGACACAAAATTGTTATTTTTCCAACGCTAGTAAAACCCGAAGGTATTTGCAATTTATTAACGATAGATAAATCTATGCCTTGTTCAACAAGGTGTTCAGCAATTTCGTCCGTAACATCTATTGACATTGCAAACTCTTGTAAGTTGTTGCCTTGTACGGCTATTCCAAACTGACTTAAATACGACATAATTCCTCCTAATTATTGTCCAACAGGCACACTAAATTCTAATTCGTATGTGCCAAACTCACTAACCCCACCTGCATTAAACAAGGTAGAAACTTCTATATCTAACTCTGCATCGGTTCTTGGGTCAAACGGTCTTGATATTTCGTATCCGCCTAATGATGGATACCACATAGTAAGATTTGTGTTACCTATGTAATATGTAATAGAAAAATAATCTTCAATAAGTACGCCTGAACTCATGCCCCACATATATCTCATAGTTCTATTTATTGTTCTTGTATAAACCCTGTGACCGTTTGCATCAATTTCACCTGCGGTCACTGATGTATCTTCATCGGTAACAACAAACATTCTAGGAACTTTAAAATTTAACATAGGTGGTGGCTCACCATCTCTTGTTATTGTGTATTCACTTCTTACATATACATCTGGAGGTCTAGTTGTGATAGGTATGTTTATAGGTGTTGAAGAATTAGTTGATGCAACTGCTATGTTGTTATGCACAGTTATTCTTTCTATTCCCTGAACATTTAAGTATTTGTTTTCTATTGCATCAGAAGATTGTGCATCTTCACCATATTCATCTCCTGTTAAATCAGGCGGTGGCTCTGATGTTGGCTTTCCGCCCATATCATCAGGTACATCAACATTATAAAAATCTTCTGTAATGTTTCCCTGATTATTTGTGTATTCTATGCTTCCCGCATGTGGGCTATTTTGCATTGCCATAAGTTGTGCAACAGGAAAATCTTCTTCATTGTATCCTGCATATGGCAAAAAGTATTGACGTTTAAAAGAACATATTAAAGAGTCGCCCCAAACACTTCCCGATTCTGCAATATTTTCATCGGTTACAAAATCACTTAAAATACCAAAATTTGCATTAGAAGCAATTCCACCCTGCACTGTTTCTTCTATGTTTGGGTCAAGACCTCTTGCTTCAACTTTTAAACCTATAATCTTTTTAGAGAATATATCTTTTTCGTAAACAGACATTCTAGTGATTAAATCTCTTTTTTCACCTGTCCACTTAATTCTTTTTGTACTTGCATCTAATAAACTTGCTAACAAATCAGTTGTTTTAGAATTTGCACTGCCCTCTAATTCTGCTGAAAAAGATTTATGCCCTAACAATCCGCCTTGCGCATCTAGTGTTTTTGTAAACGAAAAAGAACCCGAACCCTTTTTAGCAGGTTTTGGTAATCTTCTTGCATGTTCTTTAAAAATTAAAGAATATAAAAGAGTGTCACCCGCATCGTTAGTTCCCCATTGCATTGATGATATTCGGAAAGTCGGTGGAACTCTTGGCATTACCAAATCTCTGTAAGAATCTGGATTTCTTCCAAGATTAGCACCACCATCACCTGCGGGTGCATATGGACGAACTTTTAAAGTTCCGTCTACTGTCCATGTTTGCAGTCCGTTTTCTTCTATTTTAAATTGCTGTTTCCAAACATGAGATAAAACAGAATAACTTGTATCTTCAGATGAGGTTGAATCGTTTACAGATTCAAACCATGTAAATGTAAATGTAACAAGTGCGTTTTCTGTACCATAAAATTCGTTAATTTCAAAATCGCATCTAGGGTATCCTACCCTGTCGGTGTCTCCTGCTATGGTATATTCGCTTGATGATGATGCGTATGGTGATGCAAGATTTGCCACACTATTAAGACCTGATTCAGCAATTGTAGCAGACCCTAATTTAATAACTAATTTTCTGCCAACTTTGCTAAGTCTTTGTCTTGCATTTGTAATAACACCTTCTAAAGTGTCATTGACATGCAATAAAGCAGTACCCGAAATAGTATGTCGTGTAGACCAATGGGTTTGGTCATCAACTTCAAACTCTGGACTACTAGAATATTGATTGATTTTTATATGTGTCCATTTGTGATTATTGTCCTCACCTTCAGAACCAAAACCATTATATGTAATTTTATAAGTCATATTTTTTTAACCTGTAATTCCACCACCACCACCCATGCCCCTGTTCATTTTTTGCTGAGTATTTCCACTTGTAGGAGTTGGCTTATTACTTTGATTAACAGAAGAAATTGCGGGTTGCGGAGGACTCCACGCACCCATAGACAAATCCCGACCAAGAGCAATAAATATATCGTTTAGTCTTTGCGCTTTTAGGTCTTTGTTTTGTTCTTCTACTTCTGTAAATATTCTGTCTAGTGCTTCGTTTGAACGCTCAATTTCTTCAATCAAACTATCTATGTCAAATAAATGTGCATTTTTACCTGTTAGTGTGTCCCAGAAAAATTTAATGGGGTTTGTCATAAATTTGAATAATATTTTTAAAACCCTTCCAATTATTATTGTTAAAGCCATAATTACTTTAATAACAGGTAACATCGCGCGCAAAAATCCCATCATACTTTCTATGACGGCAGTAAGAATGCCAATTAGTTGATTACCAATAATGCTTCCAATAACTTTAAATAATGCTGTTACTTTGTTCATTATGTCTTTAAATCTACTCAAAGAGTCAGATGCACTTTTAACAACAGGTGCTACCATGTCAGCAAATTCCATATCCCTCATAAATTTAGATATTTGTTTTTGTGCCGACAACTGTGCTAATTCTGCATTTATCCCTGCATATTTGTGAGCAAAAGATTCCATTTCGGAACTCATGTTTGTAAAAACTGTGACTAACTTTTTAATCGCTATTGTTACAAGACCAACTGCACCAACAATTAAACCAATTTTTCCAAGCAAGGGTAAAATTCTTGCCATTCCCGCACCCATTCCCGCACCTTTACCAGAACCAACCGCTTTTCCGCCAATAGTTAATGGCGTAGAACCTGGCAAAGCCCCTTTTCTACCTGGAATTCCAACAACGGTTGTAGAACCTGGCGAACCCTTTTTGCTACCTGGCATTCCAAATACAGAAATTCCCGCACCAACTGCTTGACCTGTTGCATGTCCAAGACCACCTGCAAATGTTCCAAGTATTTTTGATAAAGCATCACCTATTTTTTTACCCGCTTTTTCACTACCATCCTCAAACGATTTTTCTATTTGTTGAGAATCAGATTTTACCGAAATATCTATTGTGCCTAAATCTTCAGCCATTTTAACTCCAAGTTATTTCATAACCTATTTGATAAGTATCTTCGTAATAAACCCAACCTGGCGCATCGTTAGACTCAACAGCGTTAGAACCTGATATCCAACGAATAGGAATAGTTGCTTCATCGTTTGCATTATCGTGTATCAATGCTTGTCGAACTTCATTCATAACAGCCATTACACCATAGGTACTGTCAGTTATTCTTTCAGTCGATTGCCCTGACATGTCAAGAAACACTCTAGCCCAAACTGCAACCCTAAATGTTTCTTCTATTAAACCTATACCTGTTGTATCTGTTTGCGCTGTTGGTACGCCTGGTATGAGTTGTATATAAACTGAATCAGCAGGGGAAAACAATGGCATAGGCGTTACATAAATGTAATCGTCATGCACACTACTTACACCTGCTTTTAAGTCTACAAGTATGCCTTCATAAATTTCTCTTTGCGTAGTTAATCCCATGTAGCATCACGCAATCAAACTATCAGGTGCTGTTTCTGAACCATCAGTTACATAAGGTATCTGCAAACCTAATTCTTCAAGACCTAAAAACTTGTTCATGTATTTTTGGAATTTACTTACAGTAGACTGAGTAATAGTCAATTTAGCAGAATCTTCTAGTTTAAAGTCCGTAGCACCAGGAATAATTGCAATGTGAAAACTAGATGAGTTTGTCAAATGTTGCATTCTAAACACCTGCAAGCCATCAACATAAAGATTACCGTTGTTTGTTAATGCAGTAGTAAGTTCTACGCTTATGCTGTAACTTGAATCTAACACCAATGGAGTAGAGAATGTTACGGCTTTTGCTGTCCAAGTGTCATCTGTTAAGTCTGTGCCTGTTACAGTGATGTCAGCAGTGTCTAAAACAGTTGAACCATCTGCTTTGTAAATGCGAACTTTAAGAACTCCTGCTGATACACCTGAATCAACTTTTACCCAAAAACACAATCCATATCTTGTTTGTGGTCTAAACTTAGCAGTTGTTTGTCCTGCTGTATTAAAGGTTTGAGTAATTTTAGTAAGTTGTGAACCATCGCCTTTAAATCGTAAACATTTAGCACCTCGATGATAACCTGTGTTTTCAAACAATGTCGTACCAACCGTACCTGTTGCAATAGTCCAATTATCGGGAGTGTTTGCAACTGCAAAGTTTTCAAAATCGCCATTGTTAAGCATGTTTCGACCAACAGCGTTTGACTGTGAATACGATGGGTCAGAAACAGAAATCGTATTGGTGCTACCATAACCGCCAGGAAAGTTGGGGTCACGAATATCCGAAATAGCCCTATTGCTCATTAGAGTAAATGTTTCACGACCTGCTGTACCTGTGACTTGTGCATCTTTAACACATTCTAAAGTTGTAGAACCAACTCGTAAGTATTGAAACTTTTTACCCTCTCCATTGCTAGAAGAAGTAAAGTATTTTCCATCACCTGTTCCACTAATTGATGCAGGGGAATCATCACCACTTAATGAAAAAACTGCATCAGCAACATCGTGCGATGTACCCATTTGGTCAATAAGTTCAACCAATGCTTGCCTCAGTGTTTTTTGGTTTAAATCTGTATCATCATTTACCATTTCAATAACAGTTCTTCTGGCTATATCTTGAACTGCGTAGTAAACATTTGCTGATGCTTTTTGTTGATTTAGAATAGCATCTTTAGCAGTAAAATCAGAAATCATGTGCATGTCTGTGCTAGTATACTCATCGACAGCATCTTCAATTTCTTCTGCAATACTATTGCTTCCCACTTGATGTCCTTCAATAATTTCTGCTACACGAAACAGTTTACCTAATCGTTTAAATATACTGTTTGCGCTTGAACCCATTGTTACTGCCATGATTGATTGTCCTTCATTTCATTTTTCATATTGTTCATTTTTAATTTAACCAAATCTTTTTCACGCATTCCTGCATGCTCTCCTAAAGTTGCAAGTGCTTCTGAATTAAACAAACAAGCCACGCCTTGAAAATAATCTAAACAACTTATTGCTCTCATCTTGCTAATTCTTGCCATTAAGCCAAGTTCGACTTCTCCTTTAGTAAGTCCTCTGACATTTGGACACCAACCATACACAGTTGCAAATTTTGCATATGGTTCTACGGCTTTCCCAAATCTTCGATTGCCACCAATACCTTAGAGCCAACAGAAAACAATTCGTGATGACTAAACATTGACATATCTTCGTCACTCCAACCAACCTCACGAACTGCCTCTGCAACATCTTTCGGTTTTGCATTTCCTTCTTCAACGCCATCAATTTCTGAACAGCGTGAAGCCAATTCAAAACCATCGACAAATACAATGCCTTTGTTTTTGATTGTGACTTGGAATACATGGTCGTCATTGTTTGTTTCTATTACTTTCATTACTTAACCTCCTAATAAATTTGATGCAGATTACGCATCTGCTACTGAGTAAATGTGGTCTGTTGCTGATATTGCGTCTGTGTTGCCTAGTTCTGGTAAACAGGTAAAGTTAATTGCTAATCGTTGTGGTCTGTTTCCAAAATCAAGAACCCTGATTCCTCGACCTAATACTAAACATTTTTTAAAAATATATGTTCTTGTTGTAGCAAGAGTAGTGTCTGCACAAACTAATTTAACTGCAACGCCATCTAAAGTCGAATCGGTATCGTCATCGTCAATATCAAGTCTTAAACCACCGATTGTTCCTATTTCGCCTTCTGCGCCCGAACCTGTTCCCGCGCCCGTTGTGCCTGTAATTAAATCTTCTGCTATTGCTCTATCCCATTTTACAAGAGTCATGTTTAGATAAGCCATTGTTCCTGTGTAAATATAGTTTTCAGGAATATCTCCAAAAGCAGTTGTCATAATTGGTTGTGACATATAATCTAATTCAAAATTGATTAAATCATTGTTGTCTGTGTAACCTAATTCAGTGTATGTACCGCCACTACCGTTAAATGAGACACTTACAGTAGTTTTTCCCATAATGTTAAATGCTGATGCCATCTTATTTTAGCCCTTTTACTTTATTTCTTAATGCTCTTTTAATAACTCTTGAAATTGCTTTAATGTCCTCTGGTGGATTGTTTGCAATTTTTCGTGGTGGAACTTTAGTATCATGCTCAATAACATAATAGTCCCACTTGATTGATGCGTTGCGACCTTTTTGCGCTTCCTCAAGACTTGGGGCTTCTTCCAAAAATTCTGGAATAGCACTAATGTCGTGAGGTGGTTCGCCTAACCATGCAAGTATTCTTGCTGTCTTTTTGTTTAATGGAACAGCAATAGGGGCTTGATTTTCAAAACCCTCTTGATGTTTAACACCATAACCTGTTCCATCTTTTAAAGTCCAACGAACTCTGTCTGATGACACTCTTTTAGATTCGCTATGCAACTTAGACATTAGATGACCTGTATCTCTTAATGCCTTACCGTTTTTTCTATAACCAACTTGATTCTTAGAAGCCCACAATTCTGGATATTTATGAGTTGAATCGCCTTGACCACTAATTCTCTTTTTTGCCCTATCGACTAATACGGTAGATAAAACCTGACTGTTGGCAACATCTGCAACTTGCTTTGCAAGAACATCACCAAGTATGTTAGATTTTAGTCGTAAAGTAGCCATTAGTATTTTTGAGTAATCCTTGTTGGAAAATATTTAGAATCTGAAGGCATGTTTAGATTACCACGAACAGAGGCGGATACAACAAACGCTTTTGCTTTTCCCGCAGAATGTGCAACATCTAAATTAAACACTCGCTTGCCTTCACGAAGTTCCTCTAGTGTTGCTGTTGCTTCTGCAACCATTGCAATCATGTCTGGTGGTATTTGACCTGTCTTGCCTCTAAACAAGTGTTTCATTGTCAAAGTAGAAACAAGAGTCTTTAATGACCAATCATCATCTGATTGCAAACTAGACAAATGAGTGGTTGTATATAGACCGCCTCTTAGTGCATATGATTCTACTTCAGACGATGCTTTCTCAATAGCATTAGTGACAACTGAGTTGTCTACGCTACTTTGAGGACTTCCTGTATAGGACGACAGTTGCTTAATCATGCGTGAGTCAAATGATTCTGCTAGTTCTGTTGCTGTGATGTACTTTGCTTGTGCCATAAATCTCCTAAATAAAAGAGAGCGAGAGGGAAAACCCTCCCGCCCTCATGGGGGTCGGGTAATTCGTTACCCATTACTTACAGTTAATCCCAAACATCCTGGAGGAGGTAACCTGAAAGTGGGGCTGTAAGAACTACTGCTGAGTCATCGACAACACGACCGCGAACTCGTCTGTTCCATGTGTCATCTTCAGTTTCGACAGTCATATCTTCGTAAGCAAAGATTGTAAGTGTTGAGAAGTCTGGAACGCCCTCAGCACCCATTTGACCGCCAACACGACTTACGAATACAACATCATCATCAAAGATGCGTGAGCGCGCTTTTGTGCCACCCTTACGATTTGTAACTCTGCTTGTTGGGTCTACGATAATTCCACCAACACCGAAGAATGTTGATAGTAGTAGGAACTCGTCAAATTCACCTGCGCCTCTTACGAAGTTCGCGGCGAATGGTGAACCTTGAAAGTATGTGCGGTATTCATCAGATTCGGTGATTGCGTGTGCAGTAACATCCGACATCACTGCTGTAATGTCTTTTGCTGTAACCGCTTCGTTAGTGTTAGCAAGGATATTTTCAACTACGCCATTAAATGATTTTTGGATGTAGTTGTTAGATGAAGTTGCTGCGCTAAATTTGCCACCACCAACATTTGTTGCAGTATCAGTTGTACCTGTTACCCAATTTCCTGTTGTAGTAAGTTCAGTTGCTGCGCGGTATGAACGAATACGCATGCACTTTGACGCTGCCATTCTTGCGTGTGAAGCGACAACTTCAAAGTCTGCATTTTGTGCTGATTTTTGTCCGAGCATAAAGGTCGGTGCATGGCGTTGAGTTCGATATGCTGTGAACTCGTGGTCTTGTTGGATGCCTTCTGGTGCATCGTTTCCATCGCCCCAAACCCAATCAGATGTGCTTACGACTCGTGCTTGTTCTTCTTCGTCAATTTTCAAGTAGTAACCTGTGTCTTTTGAAACAGGTACTAATTTTGCGTATTGGTTTACTGCGAATGATGCAGGGTTGCGTGAAAACTCAACCTGAACCATTCCTGTTGCTTCGCTGAATGTAGGGACATATGTGTTTGCTTGTCCTGGTGCTACTTCTGCCATGATTTTTTCTCTCTGTGTTAAAAGTTACTTATTGATTATGAAAGTGCGTGTCGTGTGGTTTTTGGTCGCCAAATCATTCGGATGATTTCACCACTAGAACCTGATTCCAACGCAATACCGACAGTGTGTCGATTTAATGTACCTGATGCGGTTTCTGCTACTGCTTTGCCGTCTGCATTGCTTTCAAGACTATTTCCACGAGTTACACTGCCACCAAGTTCAACCATCATGATTGCACCTGGTTGCAAAGTTACATGGTCGCCATCTTCAGCGTGATTTGCTGAATCAAATTGACGAGTGCTTCCTGAAACAATCCCGATAGCCAATTCATTCGCATCTGCTTCTAGACATTGATTATCTGCGGATGAATTTACCTTGACGATACGGTATGGTCGAATTGTTCCACCCGCCTCTAAATTTGGTTGTATTGAATGTGACATTGTTATATTTCTCTCTTGTTAAAGATTTCTAAGTTCTTCTTGATAAACTTTTTGGAATTGTGATGCGTCAAGACCTTCTTGAGCAATTCGTTTTACTGCTGATTCTGAAGCAATTTTCTTTTGGTCAGCACTAAAGTTTACTTTTGTTTTTTGTCGAGTATTCTTGGCGTTTAATTTTTTGCCAACAGGGATTCGCTTCATTGTTGCTTTCCAAAATTTGATTTTAGCAACAGGGTCTTTAGAATCCATTAACTCTGAAAGCATTACATCTCTGTGTGCTTTAACAACAAAACCTTCAGTAGCAAGTTTGTCCAATGCTCGGTTAAACTTTTCTTTCTTGACTTTGTTAGCCATAGCATCAAGTCGTTTCTTGTAAAGGTTGCGTTGCTTTTTGATTTTAGAATACTTACGAAGCAATTTTGTACCTGAAGGGCTTTGACGAAGTTTGCTGAACTCTTGTTTCATTTCTTCATCTTCTTCTTCTTCTTGGTACTCCATTTTTTCTTCGTCATCATCTGGACAATCACCGTATGTGTTTTCTTCCATTTCTTCGTCCATTTCTGGCATTTCAAATTCCATTTCTTCTTCTTCATCAGAAGTGGTCATTGATGCCATATCGGCTTCTAATTTGGAAATTTTGTCTTTCAACTCGTCATTTTCCATACGGTATTTAGCAAGCAAGTCTTTTTTGATGCTTGCATCTTCTTCGTGGTCTGGCATAGTCATGTCAGGCATTTTGTTATATTCCTCTTGTTCATCTGACCCATTTGGTACATAAGTATTTGCACTGCCAGGTGAAACCATTGAGAAAGTTGTGGGTCTGTTAAAAACTTTCTTTTCGCCTGTGCGTGTAAACTTTGTGTCACGAAGGGGTCTTGCAGGAGTTTCTCTCCCTAGTAAGGCGACCTCGCTTAAATGACCATCTTCCCAAATTTCAGCACTTCGTCTTGGGTAACGATTAGAAGCCAAGTATTTGTCAAAATCTTTTTTTGACATCTCGACATCTCCGACAATGCCCGCACCCCGATAAACAGATTTATCCTCACACTTAATCTCAATAGGTTTAGCGTGAATACTGACGATATCGCCAATGGATTCTGTTGGAGTGCTACCATTGTCATTTTGGTGCATCAAAACTAATTTTGGGTTTGCCCCTGCGCTCATGTGCCTTTTAGTTTTCGTGATTATGGAGTCTATCGCCTCTGTATCGAGGTCTTTGATATCGCTCTCGTCATCATCGAAGCCATCAATGTGACCGACAAAAAGTTCTAAATCGTGAATAACAATTTTATCGCCTTTGTCAGTGATTGAATGCGAAGGCATGCTGTGATTAGGTTCGCCCATAAAACAATTATCTACATTCTCAAGGGATTGTGCGTAGTTTTTTTGTTGTTTGGGCAGTTGTGGTTAATAGTGGGTTTTCTTGTCAGAACTTTTTTTAATGTTCTGGATTGATTCGTCAGAAAATCTCCATTGCCTTCCGACCTTAGTACCGTTGATATCGCCTCGTCTAGCCATGCGGTAAATAGTGTTTTCGCTAACTCGCAACATAGATGCGGTTTCGGTCAAGGTGTAAAATGTTTTCTGCCTCATATAAAGTTCCCTCGCTTGAAACCTTCGTCTGGGTAAATACCTGCTCTTATCAATCCTTGCTGTTCTGCTGTGTTGTATCTATTTATAGCAATCATATCGGGTTTGCCGTACTCGTCAAGTAAGCCCAAATCGTTCGCCTCGTCCCAATCTATCTTAATTAAACTTGCTCGGCAGTTGTAACCGTTTGGAGGTCTTAGGTTTAACCTATCCATTTCACTTGGCGTAGTAATGTATCCATCCATAACTCTATGGTGTGGTCGAGTTCTATCATCTGATATCTCATCAATCATTACCAATGGGAAAGCATCTTGCCCCTCGTCCGAACGCAATACAGACATAACACCTTCATTTGCCGATGTCATAATGTTGGTTCGATAGATTGTTTCAAGCCGAGCATCTGTCAAATTCGATGCACCTTCTAATCTAGCGTGGTCGATAAAGTCAGGCAGATTTAGTTCTTTGCCAGGCATGACTCCACGAATTGCATCAGCAAGCAATTTCTGAAGATTGACAACAGTTTCATGGTCTACATCTGATACCCAAAAAGCATTACGCAATGCAGATTTCATGGCATTCGATGTTTTCTCTAAATAAGGAATTATGTTAAGCCGTTCAGTAGACACAATTTCCATAGCCATGTTGTTGGCTATTCGTTCCATCTCATCTACTTGCATGCGTAGCATTGGAACTCTACCCTCTAAGTCTGCTAATGCTCTTTTGTTTGGGGCAGATTCAAAATCTAAATCAATCTTGAACTCCTCAAACATAAAGTCAAATTCTTCTTGTATGTCCTTATCTCTAGCAAACTTTTTTTTGCCAATTTTGCAAAATAACATCGTGTAATCACGAGGTAAAAAAGATTGTTGATTTGGGTCTGCTCTATGACCCTCTCCATAAAGAGGTTTTGTAGTTGTGTTAATTAAATAGTTATACACCATTTCATCAGTTATACCTGTCCAATACTTTTTCCCATAGTATTCAGTCAAGTCGCTAAGTTTTATTGCATAATCAACATCAACAGAATCATGTGTATAAACATCTAACGGTTCTACTTGTGTAGGCATATCATACACAGAACCTTTATCAACCATCCTTCCTGTTTTCTTATCTAAAACCTTGTTCCATCCCATTCCTTCTGTATCACCACCCGCACGAACAAAGTCTGCTGATGATTTAGACATATCCACAAACAATAAATACGATTCCTCAGTATCAGTAGACATCCTATTTGAAAAACTTAAAGCACGAGCAATATTATCTATACCCGCAAAAAACGCTAATTCTTCTGTTGCTTCATCTCCGTATGCTTCTGCCACTGACTCGCCTATGGTTGGGTAGATTGTTGTTAAATCTTCGTCTTTCCCAATCGCTGTGCCATGTGCGACATATCTATTTTTAAATTCTTCAAATGTGATGTCTTTTGGAAACTGCTGTCTGCCTAAAGTTTTTAATTTGGTTTCTATTTGTTTGCCACCACCCTCACCCGCACTAGATTTGTTTAATGCGTCATGGTGTACTAAGTAAGCATCTTCGCCCCAACCGCCTGGAAAACACTCTTGGCACATTAAAATATCTTCTATTGAAACTTCATACTCAACAACTTTCCGTTCCCTTCCTGTATGACTTCCCAAGTCAGATGTCGTATAAAACTCTGCTGTTGATTTATCGGTGCTTACAAATTGAGGTGTTTCGTATGTGCCGAAACGGTCTGAGTAATCGCCTCTATACATCGTAACAGTATCCACATCTCCAAACATCTCTTTTATG